GGAATTCTTGCCGCCGACTTCTTCCCGGAGATCGTCGCAGAAGATCGCGTGGCCGCCAGGAGCAGCTGGAAATATGATCATGTATGAATCCTGATCTTCGCGGGTTCACCGATTACCCGTCGCGGCTGAATAGCAAGCCCGTCTACAGCCAGCTCTTTCCTGCCGTTCGCCGACACGATGGTATTATGGGTAGATGAAGCAGGCACAAATACCGGACCGGCAGCAGTATGCACTATTCCCGTTTTTCGATCTCGAGCCATAATCTGAATTTCAACATCGAGCGCCTCTGCCATGTCCGAAATCTTGTCGATCGTCCAATTAGGCGGACTGTTGAGATTTCTGGAGATCACAGCCTTGTTGATGCCAAGAGAGTTCGCAAGTTGTTGCTGCGTCATTTTGTGCCTTTTCTTTCGATCGTTGAAAACCGAGAGAAACATGCTTTGGAACATAGACCGCATCATTTCGCGACTGAATTGCTTGATGAATTGAGTGTTTGTCTCTGCCATATCAATCCTCATCAAGGTTCCAAATCAGGCCGGTTATATAATCTTCTGGCACTTCGCCCTGCAGGATAGGCAGGTTAGGAAACCGTGCCAAAAGATCAGACTGGGTGTGGACCGCCGTTTCGGAATATTTCTGTCCTGCCAACGCATGACGGTCGTATCCCGCTCCCAGCATCAACACGTCAGGCTCAATGAACCAGCCAAATAGTCGCCAGCCCGGTTTAGGTTTTCTGAAGCAAGCTGCCCATATCTCTCCTACACCCTCCAGACGCTCAAACTGGCAGTTCTTCGCCGACTTTAATGAGACGCCTACGCCATAACCGGCATAGAAATTTGTAAGCACCCGCTCTGCATCGACACTGGGGAACATGAGCGCAGTGCCGGGCGTGCGCAGCAGTGTTTCGACCTCACGAGTGACATAAATCTTCCGCTTCTGAGCCACAGCTTTGAACGGCGTGAACTCCACAAGGGTTTCGCCGTTCAAGCCTACAATGGGTTGTGTTGACCCAGAAGTCAACACGGGCGGGGGATTGCCGTCATCATCCATGCGTTTCATGTCGGAGCGGCTCAGGTTTTACGCACGATCGCCACAATGCGACCAAGTACATGCAATTCGCCGTCGTAGGCGATCTCGTCGCGGACATTTTGGTTGTCGCTCATGATTTTAACCGATCCGTCCGCCATCTGGCGCAGGCGCTTGACCATGCCGCTGTTGCCGTAAGCGCAAGCCCAGATCTTGTCGGCGAGGTTCAGCGTCTGCTGTGAGGCATCGACTAGGAGCAGATCGCTATCGAGGATTGTGGGCGACATCGAATCGCCGATGCCTTGCGCGAAATATAGATGGTCGGGAGACGCCCCGGTATAAAGGCGGATCCATTCGCGCGAGAAATGCCGCACGGTCGTAGTGACCGGCACCTCCAATTCGGTCGCGCCCATGCCATAGCGCAGGTCGATCTCTCTGACAGGGACGAGCCCTAGCTCGCTTGCAACAGCTTCGGTCGAAGGCAACGGCACATGCCCGGCTGATGGATCGTCGGTTTCGCCCTCCAGATACGCGACCGTCGTCTGCAATTCGCGCGCAATCTTTGGCAGATGAACCGAACTGGAAGAGCGTCCGCTCGCAAGATGCGCAATGGTTCCTTGGGTCACCCCCACTTGGCGTGACAGCTGTGATTGGCTGATGCCGAGCGCCTCCATGCGGGCGCGGATGCGATCAGAAAGTGGCACACGCCTTACCTATTACCAAAATTATAACGCGCTATCGTATTTTGCTACTTGACCCATCTATTATTTTGGTAATAGGTGGTTCTATGAGCAACAATCTGACCCTATCTCAGACGCTTGCATTGGCAGCACAGCGCGGGATCGCGCCTGCTGGCAGCGAGACCTTGTCACCTTTTCAGGCGCTCCAGCTTGCAGTTGATCTCGTCGGCGGTCAGTCTGCCATGGGGCGGACCTGCAAGAAGGCGCAGCCGACCGTTTGGAAGTGGCTGCAAACATCTAAGCGGCTGCCGCCCGAACATGTCCTTTCGGTTGAGGCCGAAACTGGCGTCTCCCGGCATTTGCTTCGCCCTGACATTTATCCCCTTTCGCTGCCTTCCGAATGCATTGATCCCGGCGAGGAATGTGGGGGCATTCTACCGGCGCAACCTGCCACCGTCGCTTGCGATCCGATGCCGATAACGCAACGGAAGGACATTCACTGATGCCCGCCATCACCATGCCTGCGCGTCAGTGCGGAAAAACCGTCGCCGACGCCATGTTCTCTGTGCATTTGCAGATGCGGCTGCTCAGCGCATTGTTTGAGGCCAATCGGGCCATGAGTCTCACAGAATTGGAAACACAGCTGCGGTGCACGCGTCGCGATCTCTGGCAGGCCATTCGAGCGCAAGCCAATTTGGCCAACATCAAGCGCGGCCAGCCCATCGAACTCACTACTTCCGGCCATATCGCCGTTGCAGCAGGGCGCTATGCAGGCGCCATGGCGGTGGCAGCATGAGCCGACCCGAATATCGCCTGCGCGGCAAATTCGTCTCTCGCCACACCTATACGGTGCCGGAAGAATTGACCTCGCTCCTGCGCGCAGAAACGGCCCCGACGCCGCAGCTGCCGCGCTGGTATAGCGTCGCCCTCTTCCTGTTCATGAGCAGCGCCACGATCTTTGCCCTTTGCGCCATCGGAAGGGCGGGAGCATGATGAACAGCCCGATAGCGATGCCAGTCCAGACCCACGCGGATGGCCATGCAGCGGAACCCTACGGGGCCCCTTCCGAAGTTGTTGCGTCTGCAGCCATTACACATCAGGCGGATTGCATTTCCTTCTTCGCTGCCTCGCCGGGGCCATGCGATTGCGATGCCGGGGACCGCAAATGACCAAGGCCCGCGCCCCTTTGTCGTTCGCGCTCGCCATCACGACGGCTGTCGGCCTCATTGGCTGGGATCAGGCGGCGAAGATCACCCGGCGATCGAAGCGGGCTGTCCGCTATTGGAGCGAGAGCGACAAGGCCATGCTGCCGACGCTGGATCAGGCCATAGCGCTTGATCGGCAGTTCATGGAGGCAGGTGGCGGCTTCGCGCCGATCCTCGAATCCTACGCCCGGCAGCTGGATATATCGCTGCTTGATACGTTGGCCTGCCGCGAGGCGCTGGCCGACGATATTGCCCAGGTGGCGCAGGAATCGGCGGACGCGATCAGCAGCAGCATCCATGTCACGCTGCCCGGCGCGTCGCCCACCGAGATCTATCACGCCATCAAAGAGACTGAGGAAGCAAGCGGGGCCATGAGCCGGCTGCTGACCCGTCTCAAATCATTCCTGCCCGGCAATGGTGCCGCGCAGCGATCACTGGGGGAAAGCTGATGGCGGGACTGCCTCACGTCACTTGTCCGGCCTGCGGGGGCCGTGCCCATTCTCGGGCCGTTGGAAAGAACAGCACGCTCTATCGAGAGCTTTATTATCGCTGCCGCAATCCTGACGCCTGCGGTCACGAATTCGTGGTCGAAATGGTCGCCGTGCGCGCCACCAAGGCGAGCCGCTTCCCGACACCGCTCGCGGTGCTTCCCCTCACCTCATGGCACGCGGCGGCCAACGACCGGGCCGCAGCCAATGATGACGGACCGGACCATGAACCCGCTGCCGCCGCTGTAGCCGACTAGCCCCAGCGGGCCGCGCCCGCGCTTCCCTGACCAAAGAAACCCAGCCCGGCGGACCCCGCCGCCGGGATCGGCCCCTTATTGCCTGAGAACCCGCCCCCATGCGTGAAGACATACTCCGCGAAGTCACAGCCCGCCTGATCAAAGACTATAATCTCCGCGAGAACGGCGGCTTTCTGCGCGAGGGTAAATGCCCTCAATGTAAGGAGGGCAAGAAATCGCTTTGGACGCCAGCTGGGCACCCATGGATCCTCCGCTGCGGTCGCGTTGATAAATGCGGTTGGGAGGGCGAAACCAAGAAGCTCTATCCCGAAATTTTCGATGACTGGTCGAAGCGCTATAAGCAGTCGCCCCAAAATCCGAACGCGGCGGCAGACGCCTACCTGATCGCCGCGCGCGGCCTCGACATCGCCCCGCTCAAGGGCGCCTACACGCAAGAACGCTATCACGATCAGGAACTGAATATCGGGTCCGCGACCGTGCGATTCCCGATGCCCGGCGGCGGCTATTGGCAGCGCTTGATAGATCAGGCCCACCGCTTCGGCGACAAGAAGGCCACATTTTCCTATGGCGGCGGCTATCGTGGGCTGGTCTGGACCTATCCCGGCGACACCATCGAAACGCTGGCCCGCGCGCGGGAAATCTGGATCGCGGAAGGCATCTTCGATGCCATCGCCCTGCGGCAAAACAGCATCGTCGCGGTGTCGGCTATGTCCTGCAACAACTTCCCCAAGCAGTTCCTGGCTGATCTCCGCAAAGCCATCGGAGACGATCCCGGAGCCGGGGCCGGGCCGCGCCTGATCTTCGCCTATGATCAAGGAGCCGCCGGGGTCGAATATGCGATATCGCATGTCGCCGAAGCCCGCAAAGCTGGCTGGAGCGCGGGCGCGGCGCAGGTCCGCGTCGATGGCGAGGGCGAAAAGCGGGATTGGAACGACCTGCACCAAGCCGATCGGCTCAAGCCCCAGCACATAGAGGAATATCTGTGGGCGGGCGACGTGACGATCGCGGCCACCGCCGACGAAAAGGCGTTCCTGATCTACAAGCGGTTCAAGACCGCGTCTTTCCCGCTGATCTTCAACCAGCGGCAGCTGTGGGCGTCCTTCTCGCTGGAGCGGATCGAAAGCATCCTTGAAGGGCTGCGCGAGACAGATCCGGCGATCTCGAAGCTGCCCTATGAGGAGCAATGGGAGAAGGCCGCCCGTCAGGCCGCCGACATCACCGAACTGGCGAACTGCACCTTCCGTACCCTGTATTTTCAGAAGGACGCTTATCTGGAGGAGGGCGCATATTTCCTGCGCATCGACTTCCCCCGCATCAAAGGTCAGCCACGCCGCGAGCCGGTGAAGGCCACCTTTTCCGGCGCGAACCTGTCCGCCGGTGCCGAGTTCAAAAAGCGCCTCTCATCAGTCGCACCGGGCGCGCAGTGGACCGGCGCAACCGGGCATCTGGACAAGCTGATGCAGCGGCAATGGGCCAGCATCCGCATGGTCGAGGCGATCCAGTTCACCGGCTATTCGATCGACCACGAAGCCTATCTGTTGGGCGATATCGGCGTCAGCGGCGGCAAGGTCGAGAAGGTGAACGCCGACGACTATTTCGTGTTTTCCCGCAAGGCGGTGAAGCTACGCACAGCGGACCGGCTGCTTAAGATCAACTATGATGCGGACCGGCTCAATCTCGATTGGGTCCAGCCGGTCTATGACGCGTGGGGCGCGAAGGGCTATGTCACCCTGACATTCTGGGTGCTGTCCCTGTTCGCCGAGCAGGTCCGCGCCATGCAGGAATCGCTGGGCTTCCTTGAAGTGACCGGCCCTCCCGGCACCGGCAAGACGACGCTGATCGCCTTCCTGTGGAAGCTGATGGGCCGCGTCGGCAACTATGAAGGCTTCGACCCGACCAAGGCCACCAATGCCGGTATTGCCCGCACGCTGGGGCAGGTCGGAAACTTACCGGTGGTGCTGATCGAAGGCGACCGCACACAGGATACCCCGCACAGCCGCCGGTTCGAATGGGACGAACTCAAGACCGCCTATAACGGGCGCGCGGTCCGCACCCGCGCCATTGCCAACGGCGGCATGGAAACCTTCGAACCGCCGTTCCGGGGTGCCATCGCCATCGTGCAGAATGACCCGGTCGAAGCGTCCCCGGCGATGCGCGAGCGCATCATGGGCCTGACGATCGACAAGACGGGCTGGGGACCGCACACCCGCACCGCAGCGGAAAAGATCAGCCGGTTCGAGCGTGACGACGTGTCGGGCTTCATCGTTCACATCGTCCGCAAAGAGGCGGAAATCCTGCAATGCTATCGGGAGCGGTTTGCCCAGCATTACGAGGCGATGCTCAAGCAGCCCGGCGTCCGCAACGACCGCTTGGCGAAGAACCATGCCCAGCTGGCCGCCATGTTCGACGCCATGCAGATCGTGGTACGCAACGTGCCCAGATCCGCGGCTGATGCCACGCACGATTTCATCCGAGAAATGCTGACCGAACGGCAGCGCTTGGTCGAACATGATCATCCCCATGTCGAGCTATTCTGGGAGCGGTTCGACTGGATCGCGGCGCAGGAGCCGGATCACACCGAACGGCCCATTGATCATAGCCGCACCAACGACGTCTTTGCGATCAACCTTGTGCAGTTCGAGCAGAAATGCGGCGATCTGCGCCTGTCGCTCCCGCCGATGAATGAACTCAAGCGCCTGCTGAAATCCAGCAAGGCCCGGAAATTCCTCGCTCACAAGCCGGTCAATTCCCGCACCGGCAAGACCGTGAACTGCTGGGTTTTCGCACGCCCCAGCACCCCCTCCAACGCATGAACAGGAAGGCAATCATGCAGGCTCAGACTGTAGATACCCCCGCGCCCGCGATGCGAATGGCCGCCGTGCCCGATGGCCAAGGCGGCTTCATCCACCAGTTGGTTCCGGCCAACGACACCGCGCCGGTCCGAAAAGGCAGGAAAAAGCGGATCGTCCCCGACCCGATCAAGGCCAACCCCGATGCCGCCGCCCAGCAGCTGCGTCAGTTCATCGAGCGGATCGAGAGCATCGACGCCGAAATTCTCGCCGGGATCGAGGATCGGAACGACGTCTATCAGGAGGCGAAGGCCACCGGATACAGCAAGAAGGCCATACGCGACATCATCGCGCGCCGGAAGAAAGACCGGAACGCCCTGCTCGAAGAAGAGGCGATCTTCGAAACCTACAAGACCGCGCTGGGGATCGAATAACCATGCGCCGGTCCACCCCCGCCATCCATCCCATCGGTTGCCGCTGTGATTCCTGCGGCACCGCTGGCCGCCGCAGCCGCCGCGTCGAACTGGCGATCAAGGGCGCGACCCGCGCGCTTTTCCTGATCGCTGTCGTCTGCGCCATCCCCTTCATCATCGCCCGTTTCGTGGCCTCCATTCAGGAAGAACGCCGTTGACCGCCTTTCAGAAAATCGCCCGCTCGCATCCTCCCCAGATCTTCATCCATATCTGCGCCGATTGCGGCCGCCAGCACAACAGCCAGACCGCCAACATGCCGAAGGGCTGGGCATTGATCGCCATGGACTGTTCCGGCGCTCCGTTCGTCCGCTGCCCCGACTGCGCTAGCAGCGTGGCGCAGGCCCAGCATGATCGCATGACGGATTATATGACAACGATGCACCCGCCCCAAGCGGACCAATCGCGCAAGCTGTCGCTGCAAGAACATACCGCCCTCACTCTGCTGGCCGACAGAGCGAACGGCATGACATGGGAGATCGCCCGCGCCTGCGGCTATATCTCTGGCCGCCGGTGCTTGCCGCAGGTTCGCAATATGCTGCGCCGCCTCGAACGCTGGGGCTATGTCCACCATGCCAACACCCCCGACGGCTATTATGCGACCTATTCCATCACGGACGCGGGGCGCAGGGCGGTGCAGCCATGACCGCCGCCCCATGGGCCATAACGACGGAAGCCCACTGGGAGGCCATCGTGTCGGAGTGCAAGCGCCGTGAGGCGGGATGGGCGGAAGAGATCCGCAAGGCGGGCAACAGCGATAGGCGCTGGCGTCTGACCGAAGCCCGCAGCGCTGACTTGGCCCAATGGCACATCATCGCCGTGCTGATCGCCCGTAAGCTGGGGATCCCGACGCTGGAGCGCGAGGAACTGACCGGCGTTGGCCGGCCACCTAACCCGACCGATCGGGAAGGCTGGCTTGCCATCGTCGCCACCGCGCGCCGCGCACTCGAAAAGGCCGCCGCCGACACCCCGCATTACCACAACCTCTACGCCATTTGGTGCTGGGCGCACCTTTACGTGCAGGTCTGGGCAATCCCCCTGCTCGAACTCCGCGCCGCCGCTGTCGAACAAAGGAACGCTGCATGAGTGGCGAACTCACTTCCCGCCCGAAGGGCAGCGCCCGCCATCCTTGGGATTGGTATGTCGAGGAAAAGTGGGTGACACACCGCCTTCTCGACATGATCGCCCTGGAATCGGACGTCACCTATCTAGATCCCTGCTGTGGCCAGCTGCATATCCCGGAGGCGCTGACCGAACGCGGCTTCAACGCCTATGGCACGGATCTATTCGACCGCGCCGCCGGGCACCGGCTGTTCATGGGCGAACATGACCTGCTCGGCGATCAGCGTCATCTGCTGGAGGCGGGCGGCGGCCTGTCGATCATCTTCAACCCGCCATTCTCTTTCCAGAATGGCCGCCTTGTGCGCGGTCTGGCGGAAAAGTGCATCCGCCGCGCCCTGTCGATCGCCTCGCACAAGGTTTGCGCCCTGCTGCCCCTGAAATGGCTCGCCAGCGAAGGCCGCTACCGGCTTTTCACGGACGAGACGCCGATCGGCGTGTGGATCCTGTGCGAACGGCCCTCCATGCCCCCCGGCAATATCATCGAGCAGCTGGGCGACAACGCATACGATCACGGCAAGATCGACTATATGTGGGTGGTCTGGGACAAGCGCCGCGCCCCCATGACTGACTTTCAAAGTCGGCCATTTGCCCCGACCTTCTGGATCCCGCCCCGTGATAAGGCTCCAGCGGAAAAGCAGCTGAGGTTAGCGGCATGAGCGGGCCGGTCCTTTTGACCCCGGTGGAGGCGGCGAAGCGCCTCCATATCAGCGACAAGACCTTGCGCCGCATTCGCCAGCAGGGCCATATTCGTTACGTCGCTATCACAGAGCGCAAGATTCGCTACCGCCCGGAAGACTGCGACGCCTATGTGGCGGCCCGCGTCCGCGAGGATCATGAATGTCCGTCTACAAGCCGAAAAACTCGACCCTCTACCTCTACGATTTCCAACATCGTGGTCGGAGATTTCACGGCTCGACGGGCCAGAAAACGAAGCGCGAAGCGGAAAGGGTAGAAGCCCGCAAGCGCGCAGAGGCGGCGCTCGACATCAAAAATCGCAAACCGATCACGATGGACGAGGCCGCCGGTCTGTACGAAGCAAAGCTGCGCAAAGAGGGCCGATGGAGCGCATCATCTGAAAGCTGGCTGGATAATTTCGTCAATGCCATCGGCCCGCACGCCTTCATGTCCGATGTCGATCACACGGACATCGGTTCTTATTTTCGCCAGCGCGCTGCGCTGGTCGAAGGTTCCAGCGTCAATCGGGAAATCGACGTCGCCCGCGCCTTCTGGCGCGCGACCGAGCGCGCCCGCTATGATGTCGGCGAAATGCCGGATTGGGGAGCAATGCGCTATGCGGTCAAGGAACACGACCCGCGCGAACTCCAATTCGATGAGGAAGATCGGCTGCTTTCCACGATCCGGGAGGATTATCAGCCGTTCGTCAAATTCGCTCTGTTGTCAGGATGGCGCGTTTCCGAAGTGCGAACCTTGCTTTGGTCCGATCTGGATTTGCCCGCTAAGGTGGCATGGCGCACCGTGAAGGGCGGGAACCGCATCAAGCGCCCGCTGACCACGGACATGATCGTCCTCATAGCGACGCAGCCGCAGGCGTGCGCGCAGGTGTTCACCTATGAATGCCAGCAGAGCCGCCAGAAGCGCCGCAAGGGGCAACGATACCCGATTTCTAAGGATGGCTGGCGGAAGGTGTGGGGCGAGGCCCTGAGTGCCGCTGAAATCGAAAATTTCCGCTTCCATGATCTGCGTCATACGCGTGGGACGCGCATCCTGCGTCGGACCGGCAACTTGGCTGCCGCGCAGAAAGCCTTGGCACACAAGAATATCCGCACGACGCTCCGCTATGCCCATGCATTCGATGATGACGTGCGCAAGGCGTTGGAGGCTTCGGAGTCCCGAACTATTCCCGAAACGGATGCAGCAGAAGCGAAGAAAACTGCGTAAATTCAACGCGATAGCGCAGATGCTGGATTTCCGTGTAAACGAGACGCTCTACCAACTGAGCTAATCGCCCGATGCCAGCATTGATCGCGGGCGTCCGGTGCGCGCCTATCTACGGCAATCCGGACGCCGGTCAAGCGGGGATGAG